TGGCCTCACTCTGATCCTTGACGTACCGGAGCGAGTAGCCATCCTGTTTGACAGCCTCGATGCAGCTGGCCTCACTCTGATCCTTGACGTACCGGAGCGAGTAGCCATCCTGTTTGACAGCCTCGATGCAGCTGGCCTCACTCTGATCCTTGACGTACCGGAGCGAGTAGCCATTACGTTTGACAGCCTCCAGGGCTTCGTCTTTGGTCAATGTCTTCTTAATGCTCAGACGTTGCCATTCTGAAAATTTGTCTTGTAAGTTCATTATCTATTTCCTTGATAAGCGGGATACGTTAAATAAAAGCCCCCGACTCCGCAGCGGTCTTGTCAAACCGGTGGTGATGCGAAGTCGGGGAATAAAAAAAAGCCCTCGCCCGGAAAGCAAGGGGGGCAAACTACGGGCGGGGCTAGCAACGGGATACGATCCCGAAGCGGGTACGGTTAGAGAGTTGGCCTGGGCAGTACGTCGATCGCGTGTGTCCTGCCGATGATCCGCTCGTCGAGATAGCGAGCCGTTACGGCTGGGGAACTGTGCCCCATCTGCACCACCGGATCGAGCCCGTTGGCTGCCGAGTATGAGGCGCACGATTTTCGGATGCGGTGGAACAACGTGCCCGTGCCCCGCCAGGTTGTCACGTCTGCCGTTTTGAGGATCCGCCGGAAATGCCTGTATAAAACGCTCTTGTAATACGGCCAGGGCCACATTAGTTCGCGGTCGCTGGTCCAGATTCGTTTGCAGACGTCCACCGTGTCTGGATGCAGCCGCAAGTCCTGCCCGCGATGTTGCTTCTGCGAGTCCGCCGGTAGCATTATCCAGCCGCCTTGGATGTCGATGTTCGCAGTTGGAGTGGCCAGCACGGCCCCGATCCGACCGCCGCAATCGTAGAACGTGAGCAGCAGCGACTCCCACCAGTCGGCAGCCTTGATCCCAGCGAGGTCGCCGGGTACTTGTCGAGCTGCCCGCAGGATCGCCGTTATCTCTTCCAGCAGGAACGCACGCGGCATCGCCAGATTCTCTTTGAGTTTGGGAATCTCTGGCACTGCCTTGATCTTGCCCTTGGCCATTGCGAATCGCAGGATGATTCCCAGTTGCCGTAGGTTTTTGTTCACCGTGGGCGGCTTCTGCTTCCGTAGCAGGGCCTGGGCATACTCGGCCACCGCAATGTCGTCGATCTCCCGCAGCGGCATGTTGCCCATGTATCGGCCCCACAGCAGCATGGTAATCGAGTAGGATTCCGCCGTACCGGCAGCCCGACCTAGCAGCCGAAGTGGCCGGTAGGTTTTCTCGAAAAACGATTCGATGGTCTTCCCCGCTGGGGCAATCACTTACGTACTCCGATGGGGCAACATAACACAACCGTAGGTCATGTTTACCCGAGGGCAATACTATGGATTGCTTTCCTTGCATCGCAGCCTTGCAAAACCTCACGCGACCAGTCCGGTCGTGCGGATTATCCTGATATTCGTGGTTAAGTGTTAATGAAAGGTTCAACTGGATTCAACGTGGTTTCCGCGTTAAACGGACATGTTCCATCATTAGCGGAGGGATCGTATAAATCCCCGGTTACGGTGCCACAAGTAGTGAGAACGCACTTTCTAGGCTTCCGCGGCGGGTTGAATTCGAGGCCAAGTCGCTCCTCGACATACAGCACCAGAAGCGGGTGGTGTTCGAGCCATTCCTGCTGGATAAGCCAGTGAAAATACCGCTCAGGCACCTTAGAAAGCGGCCTGCCTCTGTGCTTTCCAAACAGCATTAGGTCATCACCATTCATGGAAAATCTACACTTGTTCCCAGGGCCGCGCACATGCAACCATCAGGGTAATCAGGTGTTTTGGTTCGGGTTGTGGCACCCGTGACGCAAGAGGGCGTCGAGAGGTGCTTAAGCGGGTTTTCAGGCCCGTTCAAAAGCGATGTGCTTTCGATAACGTAAATCTAACAGTGTCGTTAGATTTGTCAATAGCAGTGACGAAAAAATATCATACTTTTTTTAAGTCGGTTGCCGTCATGGATTTGCGACACGGCCGCCCTCTTGGTGTCGGCTTAATTTTTCTCTGGGCAACTTCTGCGGGGTCAATAGCCCACTGCTTTTCACCTAATTTGTGACCTTTCAGAAGGCCAGCAATTAGCAATTGGCGTACACGACCACCAGAAACACCGAGGATTTCAGCGGCTTCAGAGACAGACAGAAAACGAAAGTCAGTATCCACTATTGACATCCTCTCATTGTAGCAGTACCGTTAGATTTTGCAAGCAGGAAACGCGACGGGGCTGAAAACTGCTTAAGCACAGCCCGCGTCTTACGACTAACGGTCCCCGTCGCGTTTCGCTGCAAACAATGTTTCAATGTTTACTTTTTCACGGAGGTTAAAATGTATAATTTACCCACGGAACCCGGCTGGTATTTGTGTGCACTCGAAGATGGTGCCACAGAGTATTGCAGTTTTCTTGAAATCATCGGCGAAACACCATTTTTGGCGGCCAAATACCACCCCTTCGATGGTAGCTGTCAAGCCTTGTCCGGTAATACCATCAAGTTTTTTAAGCCCACATTAATTGGCCCAAAACTTGATTTCACGATTCGTCCCTAGCCTTCAATGTTTCTTCCAGCCGCTCCAGCCGTTCATCAAGGTTTGCCAACACTCCATAAAGAATCTCACTACAAACCAGAACGGTCGCCTGAACATCGCCATTTCGGGAGGCGTTTTTGTAGTATTCAAAACTTGGATTAAGGCCCCTTCTGAGTTGATCGATAGGGCCATTAACAGTGATGGTCATAACTTGCTCCCCTTTCTATTACTTGTTTTTCAGTTAAGAGAGGGTGGCTGAGGGGATTCGGACCCCCCGCCCCTGGAACCACAATCCACTACACCAGATCGGCGCATGAAAAAGCCCGCAATCTGCGGGCGGAAAGAAAGCGCACCGACCATATTCCCGACGTCAGGAGAATGGTCCCCCGCGTGGGGTTTGTGGATCACAAAACGCGAAATATGATCGTCGACGTGGTTTGTGGATCACGGGCGAGCGACAACGGACGGCAGCAGATCCGCCACCGGCACGCCCAGGGCGGCGGCCAGCTTGATTAGAGAATCGACGGTCGGCTTCTTTTCCCCTCGTTCCCAGGATGATATCTGCGAGGCGGCACAGCCAGCATCTGCGGCTAGATCGGTCTGGGTGTACATCTCTGCCGGGCTGATTTTCGCCGCGACGTCTGACCGGTATGTGGTCAGCGTCCCGTGTAGCTTTTTCCCTCGGGCGAGCCGCGCGGCGCGGATGAGGTCGCCGGTTGTGGGTTCGTTTGTCATTTTGAATACTCCTGTGTGAAATTACCTACTGTTTCCAATTGCCCTTTGGGTGGGCGGGGTTTCCTAATTTAGCATGGCATCCTAGTGCGCCGTGAATCGCAAACGGCTGCTTACATTGCCACAACAATGGCATCGACTGCCCGGTATAGACGTGTAGCCATGATCCATCATGGCTGATGCAACAGCGGCGTGCAGCTTGGTTGCCCAGCACACATTATCTCCGCCCGCCGCGCACGTAGACACGTCAACAACGCCATTATCGAATGCAAATGCGTGACCGCTGCATTCATGCCCTGTCTCTCGGCGGTATCTCGCCACGGCACGGCCAACGATCTGCTTTATTCCGTTTTCGGTTTTGGGTACCAATGGTTTCATCGTTTTCTCCTGGTTTCAAAGTGTTATTGTTGTTTGCCATGCCCTTATTATATACGTATCGGATACTAAGTCAATAGCACCGCACGGTATTTTTGGGAAATAACCGAAGTATTCCCAGGCGGGGGGGGTTACGCAGAGGCGGAAAGAAGCTCGAGCGCGCTCGAGCTGCCCGCTGTGGCGTTGCGTTGTGGGCTGCTGGGGGATTTTAATAAAACCGTCGAATCGGGCGAAACGACGGTTTTGAGAATCGTGTGTTGCTACCCGTGACCGAGCCATTGAAAAAGAAAAAGAAGCGGTAATCACTTCCCATTCACCACTTCATCGCCGGGCAGCTTCCGCCCCGCTCCACCATCTCGCGGACTGACCTGCCTTGTGATTGTTTGCAGTTGCCGCATTTGCACCTGCCATCCTTGTACTTGTCACACGCGGGGCAGATATCGGTTGTAATATAGTCGATGTCGTCCTCGGGCCAAGGGGTTGGAGCATTGAGCCCCTGTTCTGCTGATTCCGCCATCCGCTTGCGGTCTTCGTCGGTGATCGAGGCCGGGCAGTTGCGAGGTATAGGCTTGTCTCGTTTGAGCTTGAGAACCCAGCCACAATCAGGACATTGCCAAAGGCCGTCAGTGTTGAGGGTGAAGGGGCAGTCGATCATAAAACTTCAATCGTAGCGGTGGAATCTTCCCAGTCGGGAGCGTAGCAAGTAGGGTGTAGAATATCAAGCGTCATTTCTGCTTCGCAGTACCAGTTTGCGCCATTGACCCAGTCAGCACAGAGGTGTGCAGCATATTCAACCCGCGTTGCATGAATACTATCGGGATTAACATATAGTGTTAATGAATAAACAGTATCCCACACATATCGCCAACAACACACCGCGCCGGAAGCTGGCGGACAAGTATAAGGGGACAATGTATACTCACCATTCAATGAAGATAGTGCTCCTGTAATCCCGGCGATTGTCAATAATACTTCACATGTGCATACGCCACCACCACAACAACACCGCCGCCTCCCGCCCACAAACTTCGGCATCCACAGCCCGCTCGGCGCAAGCAGCTTACTTGGCCCCATCGGCGAACCACAAAACGCATCGCCAATACTCCGAGCAGCCTTGTGAAGGAACGAGTTTCGTTTGTGTTTTGGATGCCAGATTTTCATTATGTCGTTGCACACGGGGCGTAAGTCAAAACCCAATAATCTTGATTCGGCCAGTATTCCGCCACGCAAAAACCCTCGTCATCAGAATCGAAAGCAAACGGATTATGAACCGTAAGCGGATCGTCGGGAGTTTCGCCGTGGGTTGCAACGATGGCTTCTAATGTGCATGTCGTATCGGTAGTGGCCAGAGCAGCAGTGAGGTATCCCGTGACTTGGCGGAAGCCAGAACTATTACTACTCACAACCTCCCATACCGTATCGTTAAGCGAGCCAATCGGTCGGCACAACACCCATTGATTTTCCCCGCCCGTGCGGTATCTAGTCGTATCGCGTACGTAATCCCAAGCGACTGGCTCCGCTGTCATTTCGCCGTCGCCGCCATCGTCTGCCGCCGACCATGTGCCGAACTTGCCTCGGGCCTCGTGCGGGTGATCGGTGTCGGCTCCGTAATCCTCGGTAAGCAGGAACCACTGCAAATTAGAATCACCGCGCCACTGTGCAGGGGTGGGGCGGTTGTCGATGCCCTGCGACTCGACGTGCCGAACAACTTTGGCAATTCGCCCTCGCGCTTTTTCACCAAACTCATAGACCGGCATTGAGTGGCCTTAATCCTCGAAAAGTTTTACGTCGAGTAAGCATGCAGCCGTGTTGGCGACGGCTTTTAATACAACCGTTGGCGCAAGGCGGAGCCAAGCAAACTCACCGGGCTTTAATTCGGCGAAAATAATACCAAGTACATCATCGGTTCCGAAAGTGATAAAATTTGTCTCATCAAGATTACGGAGATACAACATCCCGTTCGTTGATACGTCACCAAGGTCAACCACCTCTGAACTCGTGCCAATCTCTTGCGTGTGCCCGGCACGGCCCACTGCCGCCTGGTCAATTTGCATTTGCCCTAGCTGGATCGTCTTTCGCATCAGGCCGTTGACGACTTGAGCATTAAAACTTACTGTAATCTCGTTGGCCATGTGTTGCTCCTCAATCCTCGAATAGGCTCACGTCGAGCAGACAAGCAGCCGTATCAGCCTGGGCATATAATACAACCGTTGGCGCAAGGCGGAGCCAAGCAAACTCACCAGCTTTTAATTTGCCACATCTCTCGATATCCGAGCCAACATCCGGGCCGAAGAGAATATAGTTTGTCTCATCAAGATTACGGAGATACAACATCCCGTTCGTTGATACGTCACCAAGGTCAACAATTTCGGCAGCAGCATGGCCAATACTTTGTATATGCCCGGCACGGCCCACCGCTGCCTGGTCGATTTGTATCTGCCCCGGCTGCATTGTCTCACGCATAAAGCCGTTAACAACTTGAGCATTAAAACTAACTGTAATCTCGTTGGCCATTGTTACACCAAGGGTAAGAATGAAAAAACTTGTTCTGGGTAAATATAATGAGTATTGAACACCACCGTAGATGGCGTCGGGCCTATAATCTGATCACCATTGGCGTCAAGGGCGACAGGTATTTTCGTGTCTGAGCCTTTATCATCTGTACATCGTATCCGCTGGTAAGTTCCTGGGTCAGTCGCGCTTTCAACCTGTCGATACAGCCCAATGTTTTTGATGCTGGCTGTCCATGTGTCTCGAATCTTTATGGACATGTCGATAGTGCGAAACCAAATATCGCTTTGGAACTGCCACCAGCCAATAGTGATACCGGATACTTTTGCGGTCCGTGCGGCAATCGTCAGGCCATCGAGATAAAACGCATCACTGTTCACTGCATCGCGGTAATCGTCAATCCACGTCGGCACATAGGATACGTTTTTCTTAACCTTGGCGGTCCAGAAATGCTGCTCTATCGGATAGCCCTCTTCGTAGTAATCGCCCGCCGTGTTTAGAATCGCATTACCGTCGATGTCTTTGGTTGCGATCCCCTGTGCGGACTCCGTGGCCCATGTGATTTCAGCCGGTTTTGCAAGCGGGTTTTCCGACGCCTCCCATTGCACGTCATATTTCACCGTGAGAATCCAGACGAGCTTACCCGGTCCCTTATTCACGGCCCGCCGTGATTTCGCGTACAGATTGGAGATCGTGTTGTGGGCTGCACCAATCGCGGGGCCTGCTCGCAGCACCGTGTCTGCCGAATCATACACGCTGCTGGTATACACACGCCACACGCGGGTGTCGTCGGCGGTATACGACGATGAAGAAAGCTCATCACCACCGCCACGCCCGTCGGAGATTTCCTTGATTGAAGTGACGCTCATGCAATTTCCACCTCGACGGGCTTGGCGTTCCGTGCCATCTCTTCAACAGCGTCAGCCGTGCGGTCCGTGTTGCTTGCCGTCTGCTCTGCTGCCTTGTCCTTGTCCCCGCCGTACATGGCCGCGATGGTATCTTTCCATGCTGCGGCGGAGCCCTTTTGTAGAATTTTGGCCTGCTGTGCTTCGCCCTTATCTGTAGTTTTTGCGCCTGGTTTTTTAGCCGCATCGGCTGCCGCTTTTTTGGCTGCATCGGCTGCCGCCCCTCGGGCTCTATTCGCCGATACAGCATCCAACGCGCCCACGCTTTGCAACCTGTTTATCTCTTCAATCTCGCGACGGTACTTCTCAAGTGGCGTTTCCACCGATCTCGCAATAGCGGCGGCGGCTGTTTTGTTTGTTTTGGCTGCCGTATCGCGGTCGGCTGCGGTTTTTTTCACTGCCGCATCTGCGGCGGTCTTATCGGCTTTGTCTTTTTTCGCCCCTTCTCGCATCGCCTCAAGCTGCTTTGCCGCTTCGATGAATTTCTGCACCTCTTCGATACTGGCTCCACCCGTTAGCAATCTTAACGCCTCTCTATGAAAACTTGGTTTTCCAAACGTCAGTATTTCGGCCATCTTATTCTTGGTAGCGTCAACCGCTTTCAGGTCGGCCTTGAACCCATCGGCGATGGCCTCGCCCAGTCCCGTCATGACTTTTTTAACTTCCTCGGCTGATCCGCCAATTGTGTCTATCGCATCAGCCGTATCTCCCATTGCGCCCGTTGTCTCTTTGGTCTCACCCTTGAGTGCGTTTATTGATTTTGTAAAGTCATCTACCAGAGAATTGACCGTTGCACTTTGGAAAAACGTCAACACCTGCACGAGCTTTAGCATCGCCTTCGCCGCAGCGAGAGTATGGATTGCGTACCACTTCATGACTCCCCCGGCAATTCGCACAACTTGAATTGCAACATTTAACGCTGCCGACAACACTGGTGCAGCTTCGGCGACAAACTTGAATACGTTCATCTTCATCACCGAAGTAAGCCTCTCCCATTGGTCGGTAAGGTTAGCGGCAGCAGTGGCGGACCTCGTTGACATAACCAGCCCCAACCGTTCCGCCTCTTCCATCACGGCCCGCATCCCGCCCGCACCATCCTTCAGCATCGGCAATAGTGCCGTACCGGATCGCCCAAAGAGCATCTGCGCCAATGCTGCTTTTTTTGTGTTGCTTTCCACTTGTGAAAGGGCGGTGACCGACTCCATGAATAGAGTGCGAGTGTCTTTAAGTTTCCCGCCGTTTGTTACCGCTGATATGCCAAGCTCGCTAAACGCATCGACAGCCGTACTCAACCCACGCTGGGCATCTAATGCAGTTCGCTGCAATCGCCTTATGCCATTTTCAAGAGTCTTGATATCCGTGCCGCCTATCGCAGCGACGTGTGACAGCTTACTCAAGAACTCAACAGAAACGCCAATCCGGGCCGACATCTTATCTAAAGTGTCTCCGAATGCAGCAAACGACGTAAACGCGTTGACGACGGCTCGGGCTAGTCTGCGAAACGCAACAGCAGCGATTGCAACACCGGCAGCCAATGCCGCCAGCGGCCCCGCACCAACTTTAGCGATGGCGCCGCTAATGTTAGACATGGCACCACTCGCCTTCTGCCCCAGACGCCCGAGCGAGGTTTTGGCCCGCGTAGCACCAGCCTCAAACGGCTTGGTGTTCATCTTCATCTTTGCGACAAGATCGCCGATTGCTGCCATGTCAATAAACCTCTTTCATTCGCCGTTCAACTTCCGCTGGCGATAACGATTCAGGCTCGGGGTCTTCGTGCCATGGGTCGAGGTCTTTCATTTCCAGTTTCGCGCCCCAGGAGTTGCACAAACATTGCAAGCCACGGGTTATAATCTCCCGTAACCTGTCGAGTTTGTCGGGTTCGATTCGCTTATATGCTTCCCATTCGTCGAACTGCTTCGCTGTTATCGTGTCGAATAGCCGGTTGACATCCAGCACGCCCACCGACTCGGCCAGCGAAAACATTAGTCTTCGACGGTCGTCTTCTCGGAGTTTTTTGCTAGGCCCTCAATGTCGTCGGTGTTGATGCCAGTATGTGCGGCGCATTCCTTATAGGCGTGAGTCGCGTCGGCACTATCCCAATCGCCCAGCCTAATCATGTCCCTGTCGTTGAGGATGCGATTACCGTCATCATCAACAAAGCACAAAACAATCAGCCGCCGCTCGGCGTCTTCAAGTTTCGACATCTTGAAACTACCGTTTTTAGCCAGCGTTTGTGCCGAGTATCGTGCTGACTCACACGCGGTCAACGATTGAATCCGCACGGCATGACCAGACACCGGCAGGGTTATCGCCTTGTGCCGTCTCTTTGCCGGTGCGAACAGTTGATCCGCACTGGCCAGCGTTGCCTTACTCATCGTCATCTTCCTTTTCTTCTTCGGGTTCGTCGTCATACCCCTCGGGTAAAATAATGTTAGACTCGTCCTCGTCCTCGTCTTCGTCTTCAACGAAGTTCGGCCCCGGCTTCACCGTGCCGTCGCGGTTGTAGCCGTCGATCTCGCCACGGTCATAGCGGGCAAAGTCGTCGGGGTGAATGCCCTTCTTTGTCCGTGAGTATTCGTATTGGGCCTGGTTGAGTTGCGCCGGGCTGCAATCAGCCGTAGCCTTGCACTCTTCGTCAGCCGATTCGGCCATGCCTATCTGTACCAAGATAAACGCGTTCGGGTGGTCGATGATTGACCCCGCCGGTAGGATGTCTTTATTCGGCGGCATCGTTGGTGCGGCTGGAGTGTCTTGAAGTAACTTACACTTCATTGCGTTGTCCTTTCACATTTATGACCAAACGGGAATACCATCAAGTTTTGCCGAGAGTGTACCCTTGACGGCCTCGCCCAGTGCGACCGTACCGCCCAGACTCATACCAGCAAGGGCAAATGTGAGCGTCGTACTTAAATCGCCTAGAACAATTGAAGCAGTATTGGATGCGGCAGCAGGTGACAGGCTCGATGCCCCCGATGTCAAGAATCCCAGGATGTATGACATACTGGACGCCGATGCTATAAACAACTCGCCGCCCAGACTGCCACCCTCAATACGGCCAGAAGCCTTGTGAGGAATACCAGCGCCAGACGTGTCAAGCGTATCGGCCTCGAATGTCTCAACTTCCATCTCTGGCAAGTCAATGCTTATCATCTGTCCAATGGCAGCACCCGTCCCGGCGATACCCAGGGTGAGCACAGTGCCTTTTGATTTAATTAGTGCCATGATCGTGGCCTTTCGTGGTTAAGGTGTCGGCAAGGCGACACTGGTAGTCTTGAGGGCAATGTCAATAACGGTCGCGGAGATACCCGGCCCGATAATGGTTAGATAGTCGGTATCGTCGGCAGTCAGATCGCTCCATGTGGAAACAGCCCCGGCTGCGGCGTCGTCCAATACGTAGATCGCGCCAACAACCACCGTGCCGCCGATTGTGATTGTCCCCGTGGTCGCGACGTTAAGCGGTTGACTAACGGATGCGTTGTTCAGCGCAATGCCAAAAACGTCATCCGTTGCGGCAGAGTCGGCCTGTGCAAGTGCAAAAGTCAACGCCGATGACTCATAAACGAGTTGGCCAGCCGTGATGGTTTCGCCCGCTGTACCCCATGCACTGGCCCCCGTAACTTGTAAACAGTTGCCAGCGGTAATAGATATTGCGCCCATGTTTCACCTTATGGTTTCTGGATCGATGTCCGGTTGATGTCCAAGGAAATGATGGTAGCCGCCGATGGCACGCCCAGAGTTGTCAACCAATCGGTAGAGTTTATGTCGCTGTATGTCCCCGTGACTTTTCCGGCATTGTTCGACAAGTACAGCATCATACCCACCGTTAAACCTGTGTTTACAGTTACCGTTCCGGTCGTTTGCACTTTGATCGGTTGTGATGCTCCGCTACCGCACAACGCAATGCCGATCACATTGTCGGCGTTAGCATGTGCAGCAACAGCAACCGCATCGCAATCAGCAAGCCAATACTTGCTATCAGACGATCTTTTATAAACGAACTCACCAGCGTCGACGGCTTCGCCCGCCGTGCCCTCGACCGTGTTACCCGATACGGTAACCACCGCCGTGTCTGTTATGGAAATATCTGCCATAATTAAGCCTTTCTATTTTCTTGCTTTGGCCGTTTCGCGGGCCAGGACTTGGGTACATTTTTTCCGCGCCGCCTCAAGCATTGCGCCGCGTGATGCCATCGACGCGGACGGTACGACGCCTTTTAGGTAGTCATCAATTTCGCCAGTTGCCTTGCCTGATTTCTGGTATCGTTCTTCGGTACCTAGCACAAACCAATGGATGTTGTTCGATGAAATGCCGACACCGTGACCGCTTCCCGCCCGTGCCGATGCCGCCTCTTGTTTCTTCTTGCTCGGCTTGCCCACGCCAAAACCCGCTTTGCCGCCGATGCTTCCGCCGCCGCCTCTATACCGCCTTAGTTTCTTACCGACTGTCTTGCGTGCCGCCTTCTTGATTTCCGGGCTGGCCGGTGAGGCATTGACGGCGGCTCTGATTCCTTTTGCCAACGCCATTAGGCTTGAGTTTGCACCCGCCCTGGCCACTTTCTTCGCCGTCTTGTCTTTTGTCGTGTTGAGCGTCTTTATCATCTTGTTGACGCCTTTTAATTGATTGCTTCCAAATCCCATATCACACCGCCTCCGACCAGCTGAGAACAAAGCTCATGTTGGTGTCGTACCAATGGGCATTGCCGCTATCGTTCTTGGGCACCACCGCCGCCTGCATGTCCTCCAGCCAGCTGTCAAAATTTCCCGAATATCCAGCAAGCCCGGTGCCTGGCGACGTGTCGCCGTTGACACGCACGGCCTCGGCCAGTTGCCTCGATGCCAGCCGCGTCTCCGCACGGCATATTATGTTTATGTCTGCGTATACTAGCCCGCCTCGGCCCTCGATGTCGTTTTCACGTCGTTCGTTGTCGATCTCGAAGACGACAGCCGGGTAGGTGTCGGAGTGGAACCACTCATCCCATATTCGCGTGCCGACGATATCCGTAACCGCCGTCATGCCCAGCAGGGCTGCTCTCAATTCCGATTCGAGCACGAAGGCCATTACATTACCTCCGTGGCGGTTATCAGCAGGTGGCGGTTGGCTTCGTCCATATTGATAACCGAATCGAACCGAAAGGTCCTGTCGTCATAAACACCTTGCATCTGGTTGGTAATCCCCGGCATGTACAGCATGGTGATCTTGTGCGTTGTCGTCGCTTGCGACTGCTTTGCTATCCAATCCTCTCGGGCACTCAACGGTTGTATCTCCGCCCACACCGTGGCGAATGTCGAAGCCGCTTCCGTTACCTCACCGCCATCGGTGATGGTCTCCGTCAGGCTCTGAATTGTTAGCCGACGCGAACGCCGACCGGATGCACCAACCGTCATTGGTATGCTCCTGAGTCATTCAACGCCGCTAGCATTTCCAACCCGGCAGGGATAGCACTAGCAGTGGTGCCCACCACCACGCCCTCACGTTGGGCGAACCAGTGGGCAGTCATCATGCAAATTTCATGTTTAATCGTTTTCGGCACCAGGGCCGTGGTCGTATATCCAGCAACGAAAGTCACCACCACCGCCCCGTAGGTGTCGCTAATCGTTGACGGCCAGCTTGTTCCGTACGCGGGCTTGATTCGTGCCGGGCCGTCATACGTCGATAAGTCCGTCTGATAGTCCGTAACCGCCGTCAGCGTCTGAGCCGTGCCGTTGGAATCCGTGTAGGCAATGGAACTAATAGCAGACACCGGGATCAGATCAATCACGATCTCAGCCGGGAAACAGTCCAGCGACAGCGTAAACGTCGCCGACATGATCTGCCGCTTGGATTGCTTGCCCACGGCCTCGGTGGCCCGGTCGCGCAACCCAGCGAGCAGGCTGTCGTAATCGTCGTAACCATCGGCCCCACACTGGGCCTTGATCTCGTCGAGCGTTACGGCGTCTAGCGTCGGTGCTACTGTCTGCTTGATTGACATATTGCTTTCCAGTTATTTGCCCGAAACCGCCAGCCGCCAGGAGTGCCAACGGCCAGCGGTCGGGCAACGCAAAACGTTAAGCCGTTAGGGAATCGCGTGCGCCGTTGTCGGATCGAGTAGACCGGACTGGGCGATAGTATTACAGCCGTAGTTCTGAAACCAAAATGCTGCGGCACCGACACCAATTTCGGCATCGTTTTTGTTGTACGCCAGATAGTTGTCGTGGATGGCACCGGTGCATGTTGATTTCAATTCGATGCAATAGCCAGCCGTATCGGTATCGGCGTTAACGATCATATTCCGCATAATGCGAATATTGACGGCGGCACCAGGCTCGTGGTTAATCACACTGTGCGACGAATCGACGAAGAAGTAGTTGTCACAGATGACAACATTGCTAGACGAGCCGGCAAATGGAATGGAACTTGAGAGCGTACCGACTGCCGTTACGAATGAGCAATTCTTAATCAGTAGGTCGGTAACGGTAGTTGCCACCGAAACATGAATCAAGAACTCGTGAGTCGCATCGGTGTCGCGGAACTGCACGCCATCAAGTGTCAGCCCATCGCCAGCAGCGGCAACAGTCATGCCGGTAGTTACGCCAGTTTCAAAAGTAGCGAGCAATCGCAAGTTTTTCAGCGTGACATTAGCCGCCGCGATGGTAATGCTTCCAGCCGCCGCCGAGCACGAAATGATGGGAAGCAGGTTCCCCTCGCCGAGTCCGATAATCGAAACGCCAGCGACATCGCAGTCGATGCCATCGGCTGCTGTGATGCTTTCGGCATGGCCGGGCATTACATAAATAACGTCGCCATCGCTGGCCGTGCAGAGGCCGATGGCGTAGTCGATAGTTTTGACCGGCTTATCCGGCCCGGTGCCATATCCTGCGGCATCGGTGCCATCAGTGTAATGAACGAAAATTCGAGCACCGGTGGAGACGGCCATATCCTCAACGGCAAACAAGCCGCCAACAGACCGCTTAACAAATAATCCTGTTCGAGCAAGAGACATAATTCACGGTTACCTTTCGGGTACGTGTGTAAATGTAAGTAAGCCCACGCGGCCAGCCTCCATGCCAACCGCATGAGCAAGGGGAGTTACGCAATAACGTCAGCAGTGAGGCCAGCGGCAGGCCGCTTCGCACCGTGCTGAATGTAAGTCACGATGACTTCATCGTCGTTGTGTTGGCACTCGACCCACGCGATAACATGCGTATACTCGACACCAGCAAGGGAGCCAAGTTGGGCGATGTCTGCTGCGGAAATTTCCAACACGACCATATCGGCGAGTGCGTCACCGACAACGGTATTACCCGTTTTCGCTAGCGCTGGATTTGCCCCAGCCGAACTAGTGGCGACATAAATCGACAACACTTCCACGCCATTGCCGCCGAGAACCGAAGATGCAGCCAGCATGGCAATGCCCTCGTAATCTCGCATGGCTATCCACGTCGCGGTTGTGGCCCCAGACTTAGCCGTTTGGGCCGTGGCGTTGGTTGTACTTGCATGGCAGCAACAGGTGACCTTGTTGTTGGCAAAGAACTTCACTGTTGATACAGGAGTAACAGCCATAATAATTATCCTTTCAAAGGAATGATTTGTTTAGTTGGTTATCGTGCCGAGAGGCAGACAAACGGTGACAGTTGGGTGGTGGAGTTCTTCGGTTCCAGTGGTACGTTCCACCAGCCGCGGGCATCGTTCTCAACCCAGAATTTGAAAGTGCGCTCGTGGTTAACAAATCGCACGTGGATCGACTCGGCAGAGCGAAGCGGCTTGTAGGTGCCTTCAAGATACTGCGACCAGTTAATCAGGATGATGTCACCCAGATCGCCAAGCGTGCCACAGAACTCGGTAAGCACCACGGGCCGTCCGAACAGCATGTCAGGATGTCCCTCTCGGGCATTAGTCTGCCAGACGGGGAATCCGCCAAGCGTGCCGGGGAAGACGATTGACATCAGCTGCGGCAGCGTGTCGTGATTGGCAAGCCAGACGGCGTTGTTGTAACCCCAACATTGAGATCGCATCTTGACTAGGTTTTCGTAGCAGATGCTGTCGGCATCCTGGCCAGTTTCCTCGGTCACTGTCACCAGTGCGGGCGAGGTCATCACGCCTTCAAATTCGCCAGCGCCTGTACCGTTGATCCGCTCATCGGTGAGGTGGGCTTGGAATTGATCGCGGAAGCCAGCCTCCAGGATCGCGGCAAACGACATCGGCGACCGCTCGAGGATTTCCTCGGTGGCGTAGCTCAGCCCGAACAGGGCGTGTGCGTCGAGCGTGACTTGCTCGAATGCCATCCGGGAAGCGGTAACCGTTTGGGTTTCAGCCCGGCGATAAACAAGCAACCCACCACTGACGCTGGTTGCATGTTCCTTATCCGTCCTGGCGTTAAACGACACTTTGGGATACGCCATCGGCACTTTTGTAATGGCATTGCCGATGGGATCGGCTTCCGGTGCCACTTTGAGCATCCCAGGGGCCAATCCCTCAGGGATCAAAAACCCACCGTAGGGATCGGAGTATCCGCCAGCCTCGTCGGAGCCAGCCGTGGCCATGAATTTTAGGCGATCATCAAGCACGTTCGTTCGAGTGCTCTCGATGATGGTCGTGAGGAAGTCCGTGGGATCGGAGAACCCCTTTTTGGGGTCAGCTTCCCAGGCCGCCTTGGGGTTGGTGATCCTGCCCAGCGTATCGGGGATGTCATCCTCGGTAAACTGATTGACCGGCGGCGTGTCGGTGAGATACGCCTTGAGTTCATGCTCACGCTCGATGGCGGCTTGTACCGTCACTAGTTCGGCCTGGTTGGCATCGAACGCGGTTTGGTCTTCCTCGGTCAGATCGCGGTCGTCTTTTTCAGCCGCGTCGAGGAGTGAAGTAGAGTGGGCCAGCAACGCCTTTTTGCGCTCTTCGGCCTTGGCAAGTCTGCGATTCATCTGAATCATCCTTTTGGTTGCTGCCGGTGCAACCCGCCGTGGCGTGGATGATCCTGGACAAATAAAAAACGGCGGACGTAAAACTAACCGCCTGTCAATACAGGTTGTTGGTTTCACACCCGCCGTGGCGTAATGGATAACCTAATCGTGTGTTCTCGTAGCCGCCCGGCCGCCGAGGCGTGCCGGGTAGGTTACGGGTCGCATTATACCATAATAAAAATCGCTGTCAATGAGTAATTAGGCCAGGTCGATCCGCCGCCGCTGCATGGCGGTTCGACGCCCACGTCGCAACCGCTGGGCACTAATCAGCCGGTCAACCTCGCCCTCCAAGGTGCCGATCCGATCCGCCATGCCCAGGGAAACCGCTTCCTTGGCGGCGAACATACGGCCCTGGCCAAAGGTCTCATGCACAATCTTGGCCGTGGTGCCGCGGTGCCTGGCCACGGTGGCGTCGAAGACTTTGCCCTTTTCATCCACCCGCTGTTGAATATACGCGCGGGAATCGTCGGAAAGCGGGCTATCCGAGTTTCCTTCGGCCTTATTGCGACCGTAGGTGATATACTCACGGCTGACACCCTCCTGCTCGTTGGACTTGGATTCGTCGTCGTGGATGACAAGCACGCCAATTGAGCCCACGTCGCCGGATGGGGCCACTACCAGCTCGTCGGCCGCCGTGCCGATCCAGTAGGCAGCCGAGGCGGCCATTGAATTCGCCACGGCAATAATCGGCTTACTGCCCCTGGCCCCATATATCTTGGCGGCCAGTTCCGGCGTGCCGGCGTAGTTGCCGCCGGGGCTGTCGATGTCCAACACAATGGCATCCACCGACCCATCCGACACCAGGGCATCGAACTCGCGCCCTAGCCGCTCCGTAGAGGTGCCGCCGCTCATGGCCGACATTAAGCCCATTCGCTGGCTCAGTACGCCCACAACAGGCAACACGGCCACGTTTCGCTGTACGCTGGCCGAATTCCCGGATCGGTTGGCGGCGGCCATCTTCTCGGCTACATCGGCGTCGATCTGAAACCCCGCCGTGCGTGATTCCACCACGCTCAGCATGGCGTCCATTTTTTCGGGCAGAATCATCCAGATCGAGCCGGTAATAAATGCGTTGATTTGGTTATAGTTTTTCATCAAAAAATTCCTCTTTCAAAATTGCGGCCAGTTCCCCGGCCCTGGTTGTTTTCCATGTTTCAAGTAGGGCGGGGATGTCGGTTTCAGGCTTTGCAAGCGGGCTTTCCCACAGGTCCTCGACGCATAACTGAATCCAGCGCTCTCGGTCCAACGACATCTCATAGGAGATCGTCCAGGCATCACAAATCGGGCCGAGGGCCTTGGCTGCGTAATCACGATGCTTGTGATACACACCCGCCAGCCAGTGCATCCACTTCTCGTGGTCCTCACCCGCTCGATCCGCACGCACCGACAACGCCTTGATCTCTGCCGCCGCGATCCGCTCGGCCGCCTCGTCCAGCAAAATAGCAAACGACGCCCGAGCCGCCAGCCGTGCTTTATCACGGTCGGTTGTGTCGGCGGCGGCTAGGGCATCGGTTTGTTCTGGTTGCTTCGGCGGCTTCGGCGTACCCTTGCCCGGCTGGCCGCCCTGCTCGTTTTCGTCAGGGCCACCGCCCGCTGGCTGCATGTTCAGGGGTGATCGTAGCACGTCGCCACCCGGCTCGGGGTTCAGGTCTTCTAACGCCCGTACCTCATTGACCTTTTTCCAGCCGCCCTGCACGGCAATGTTATGGGCCTCGTGTCGTGATTTAGTGTCGGCCCTCCGCAAGGCATCAAGGTTAAATTTAGCGAAATACTTTTTTCGATCCAGGATCAGCGACATATTCGCCGCCTGCTCGAATCGGGTGGCCAGCGGCGTCAGCGTGTACATTAAGAACTCAAGCGACTGCTGCTCCGTGTTGCTCTTCGGTGCCGTCGATTTTACGCCGATCATGTGTGGGCTGATACCAAAAAACCGGCATATCTCTTCCGCCGACAATCCCCGCGACTCAATCCACTGGCTGTCGCGGTTGCTCAGACTAAGCTCTCGCAACTCCATGCCATCGGCCAGGATCGGCGGAGAGCCCGCGTTCTCGCTGCCGCCGTACATCTTCCGCCAGCCTCGCCGAAAGTTCTTTTGCGCGTCCGATGTCCACTTCTTTTCGGGCGGTCGATAAATCCAGAACGCCGGTAGCCCGCCGTTTTTGAATAGGCTGGCCCCGTGGGTTTCCTGAGCGATGGTAGAGCCGATGGTGTTCCGCGCGTACTCGATTACACTCACGCCTGCAATACCGTCGAGCGATTGGCCGCGAACGTGATAGATATCCTCCTGGCTGTACTCGATGGCATCACCGGGTTGCCGCCGATATGTATATTTCAACCGGCCCCCGCTGGTTTGCGTCACAATCATGCGTTCCGGGTTCAGCGGCCACAGTTCCATTCCGTCGCCGCTACCCTTGATCTCGCAATAGAAATTGCCGCGCAGAAGCAAATGAGATACGCCCATCTCTTTGAACGTCATCGGCGTCTGCCAATGGTTTGGCCGGTCGTGCAGCACCTCCCACAGATAATGGTCCTTGGCTTTTTCCCGCGTGTCTTTGCCCGTCCATGCGTAAACGGTGAATGGTAAATGACCCAACGCCTCGCGGAGGATGCGGACGCAACCGTAAACGGCAGACACCCGCATGGCACTGTCAAGCGTAACGTCAACACCGGCTGGCGTGGCCTGACCAGGGGGAGCATACCAAAAGTCATCCAGCGGGCCGGGCTGGGCGGCAACGGCCTGTTTGGAAAATAGGGCGAACGGATTAAACATAAATACCCTCGTCGTCTGTGGGTTGATCTTCAAGTTCGTCGTCGCCCGTGTCTTCGTCGTACTCGATGTCGTCGGCGTACATCGGCACGTCTTCGTCTTCGTATGCGCTTGCGGCGTCCTCACCCATCACTAGTCGCAATGCCATCACACCAGCGACCATGCCGTCAATCGTGCGTATGTCGCCGTGCTTCGGTTTCACCGGGCGGATATTATTATTGAGGTCGCTCTTAACCATGCAATTCCCCGCTTGCCACGTCAGCACATCGTTGTTGTTGTGCAGCAGATCACCAGCGACGATAAGCCGCTCGTACTCAGCCGTGGGCGCGGCGAACTGCATGACGGTTTGTGGGAACTTCACCGGGTCGGTGTCGGGGTATAGATCGCCCAGTCGAGTCTCATCAACGTACATGGCGTCGAACGCCAGGTGCGTCACGGAAAACTGCTTGAATATTTTTTGGATGTCAGCCTCGACAATAGATGATTCAACCACCTTGTCACCGCCAACACGCAACAGCCCAGCGTCCACCCAGGACTTGTAGTCGATCAGGTGTTGCCGCTCGAACATTGTTTTTTCTGGCATCCAGAAGTAAGCCAGTTGGCGATAGCGGCCCACAATCTCAGGATCGGGGAACACCAGAGCCAGGGCGGTCATGTCTCGCACCCGCGACATATCAAGCCCGGCTGCACAAGTGGCCGTTTCCAGGTCAGCCTCGGTGAAGTCAGCAGCACATGCCGCCCAGTCCGCGGAATTCAGCCAGGGATTAACACCCGTGTTCCATATGCCGTAAGTCAGCCGCAGCAAGTTGGGCATCTCGCTGGGCGTGTGGATGGCGTCCTTGATGTCACGGGCCAGGTCAGGCTCAGATAGAATCGTCCCGATGGCCGGATTGCAAACGCGGGCAACATGCAATTCCCCGGCACCCTCGCCCACACACGCCACCTCTCGCTCCGCATCCTCCCGCGATACGGCCAGGATCATGGCAAAGAAGTCATCGTCAACAATGGCTCCACTCAACACCGCCTCGGCCTTCTCGTGTTGCCGGTAACAAATACTTTGCAGATCGTCCCCGGCATTGGTGATAACAAATGACAACGGCTCACGCCGGGCTCGGTATGCGTACCGCAGCCGCTCCCACATGTCTGTGCCGTGCCACTCGTGAAGCTCGTCAATGATGGCACAATGCAGATTGGCACCTTGCTTGCCGCGTGCCGTTCCCGAGACTGCCCGATACCAACTCTTGCTATTTCCATGCAGGATGTTGAAATTTGTGCGGTTGATCTTCAACGCCGCCGACAGCTTCGGCGAAGCCTCGATCATATTTATCGCCTCGTTGTGGACGATACGGGCCTGGTCGCGGTCGGCACCCAGCGACCATATCTCCGCACCCTGCTCGTCGTCACCCACCAGCATGTAAAGGCCGATGCCACTGGCCAGCGTACTCTTGCCGTTCTTCTTCGGCATCTCAATATAGCTGCGGCGGAACCGCCGCGTGCCGTCCGGACGCACCCAGCCGAACAGTGGGTAAATGATTTTCTCTTTCTGCCAATCCGTTAACTCAAAAGCCTGCCCCGCCCATTGCCCCTTTGAGTGACAAAGATATTCAGGGAAGAAACCCGCCGCGTGTTCGGCCAAGGCTTCGTTGAACCGGCAGCCATTGCGGATCGCGTGCTCGTCGCTAGCGTTTTTCTTCCACTTGGATTGACTGCGAGCCGTAGCGTGGATGATGCCCGGTGGCTTCTTCGATCCCACCTGGGTGACAGGCAACGGCCCGTGTCTGTACTTTTGATATGTGCCGGCGGCGATATGCTCCTCGAGGCTCTTCTTGTTCCAGCCGCCGCCCTTGTCCGTGGTCCCCTTGGTAACCTTCCGCACGTCGCGCAACATCTTCGCCAGCTTTTTTTCCTTCTCTTGCAGTTCGGTTATTATCTGTGGTGGCGTCATAGTTCAAGGCGCAAACAAAAAAGCCATGCAGGTATGCAGCCCTGCATGGCTTTTGTTTGCTATTCCCTCGCCTGGTGGCCACCCGGCGAAGTTGTTGCGGTTAGGTTATATCATCAGAATTCTGGCAGTTTTAATTTAACCCATATTTGTGAATCGATGCAGAACGCAGAGACAGTCTCGCCGGACTTCGGCTCATCGCCTTTCGCAAAGGAAAACTTATATTCTCGGTTGTCGTAGATTATTTTTACCGTTGTCCCTCCCGGCTCAAACGTCCTCACCCCTGCTATGTCGTTTTCGCTTGGAAAAAACATTGACGGCTCTAATTCGATTATGTCCCTGTTGAAACTTAGCTGTGCGTCTTCGGTTGATGGTATTGTAATCAACATGTTGTCAACCTCGGTCCAACTCGAATAGTAATTGTTTTATGTTGGTCTTTTCGTAAATCTCATACGTTTCGAGAATATTGTCTAAGTTTTCCGGGTTTACAACATACATATAAAAATACTTTGTATTTCTGCACTCGGTTAGCTGTATCTCACATCTGCCATCCGGCGCGCAAGTAAAACCGTCAATCTTCAAACTTCCTGCACTAATACCATTCCAGTCGCAATCCGAAATTGTGCACGTTGCTTTTCTCATAGTCATTATTACGGAATGCGAGATAGAGATTCCTTCAACAACAACCGTCCGCTTTCGCGTGCTATTTTTTTCCCAATCGCCTGGTGGTAGTAGTGTGTAATTCATGTCACAAGTTTCGGCTCAAGGCCCATGTCCTTCATGCGTTGTAGGATCACCGCTACATACTTCGGCGATATTTCCATGCCGTAGCACACGCGGCCCAACTGCTCGGCGGCTACCATCGTCGTGCCCGAGCCGAGGAATGGGTCGTAGACCACCTCTGCTCGCCTGCTACCGTCAGTCATCGCCCTGGCCCACAACTCGACGGGTTTCATAGTGGGATGTTCACGCGATGCCTTTGGGCGATCCACCTGCCATAATGTCGTACGTGTGCGGTCTGTATTTTTGTGCCGCTCGCCGCCCGGCACCCAACCAAATAAGATCGGCTCGTGTTGATAGTGATACTCTGAGTGCCCCAGTACCATTGAGTCTTTTGCCCACACCAAGATCTGCCGTAGTATCCCTCGCCGCTTCCAGTCGTTCGCAAACAGAATATGCAACGGTCCCGGCGGGACCGTTGCATACCAATACGCCCCGGGCCGGGTATTTTGTTCTGCTATGTCAAACGCACCACAAACCAAATGCGTTAATTCACCTTCACTCAATGCGTCGTTTTCGATCTTCAGTTTGTCTTTAGTCTTGCCAACATACGCCACGCCGTACGGTGGATCAGTCAATAGCATGTCGCAACTTAACCCGCCCATCAGCCGCCCCACGTCCGCCTCCTTGGTCGAGTCCCCACACAACACCCGATGCGTCCCCGCCTTGCCCGGCACCTCCCACAGTTGCCCGGTCTCGGTCTTCCATTCCTTTTGCAACTCATCCGCCCGGTCGATCTGCGGCTCGGGGTTTTGCAGTTCCCCGGCCCCCGCCTCGAAAACGTCAATTCCTTCCTGCTTCGCCAACTCATCGAGCATCGCCTGCAGCCCCTCGCTCTCCGTGTCGATCTCCATCATCAACTGCCCCAGGGCATCCTTGTTGGCTTCCGCCATCGCCGCCAGCGGGTCCAGGACTGTTAGTAACTTGTTGGCCTCGTCCTGGTCGAGGTCAACTATTAAAACCGGCACCTCCTGATCTGGGTCAAGCTCCGCCCGTAGATGCCCGTCGATCAACTCGAGGGTGCCGTCCGGTAGCTCACGGGCAAGCAATGCCCCCGCGTATCCGATCTCCGCCAGGATGCCCTCCATGGCCTTTACCTGGGCCTGGGGATGGACCCGCCAGTTCTTCGGGTTGGCATGCAGTTCCGACGCCTTAACCCGTCTCAATTCCTTGATTCGATCTTTCATGTTACCTACCTTTCCATCCGGTGCTGCGAAAAAAGATGCGTCCA